CAGAACAAGTCGGCTCCTGTTTAGTTACGAGCGACATTGCTCCGTGTATTCACTCGTTGGAATGAATACACAGTGCTGTGTTTATTCTGTTGTTTATGCCAAAAATAAAGGCCACCATCAGGCAGCCTTGTTGTAAATGTTGCAGGTATCAAGTAAGTAATTAGATGGAGCGCCATAAATTATGAATTCATCGTTTGTCGGGTCCATCTCCATCTCTTGTCCTATTGCCATTCTTGCGTCAGTGTCGTCAGCGGCGAAGCATAAAACAGCCCACGCACCCATTGTTTTAAAAAGAACTGCAATTGGCTGTGGTTTTACTGAATTTGCGTTAGCGCGAAAATCACAAATCGCACTTTCATGAAATTCCATATATCACCTCAAATAAGTGGTTTGCTGCCTAATTTCATTTTCTGGCGACCAACACAAGTCATCTTGCTGTCAGTTGTTTGGATTTACGGTAGCCTGCCGCGTAAAGAGCTACATTTGGAAGACAAGTTGAGCCTTCATATTTTCTGGTCAACGTTGTCAGTGTTATTACTTCTGCTCTCATTGCTGGTTTGCGTTTGCATTGTAAGACCACTCGTGATGGGGTTGGCCTGTGTAGTTTGTCGGAGCTAATCGCCTCCTGACTTTGCAGGTTTGCGCGACGAGCTCTACGGCGAGAAGCTGCGGTGCCTTTAAATTCTGTTTTTCTGGACATAGATTCCTCCCGAATAAACTTTGGCGATGCAATCTCGAAGCTCCTCCTGAGACGGTTGCTTCGGCATTGCATCCCACAGCTTATGTGGTTGGGTGATCTGGCTTTTCAGCCACGTAGTCGAGAGTCGACGTTGTTTAAAGAGCCTGCCAGTCTGTTCCATTTGGCTTCCAGCGTCCTGCTGATGGTTAAATAGTACGATATGTACTTCACTTGGTCAATACAATTTGTTCTAAAACGGGGCGTTTTTTTACAACGCTTTGTATTTAATAGTATTGTTTTTTAGCGTGGGTGTATTGCCTCGGCGATGTAAGGAGAGATCAGAATTGCGTTGTTTAGTGAGTTGTATCTATTTATTTTCCAATAAATACAATTGGTTATGTGTTTTTTTGGGCGAGAGGAAAAGAAAACCCGGCATGGAGGCCGGGTTGATGATTAGCGGTGTGGCCTTGAGCGATAATGCTCACACACATGTTCAAGATTTCCATGCCTTATCCGTTCATAGGCATTCACATGAACTTCTCGATCGAATTGGTCATTCAAATTGTATGTAGACATCTGTGTTTTCTCATATTGGCGGCAGCCCTACAACCGCTTGAAAAAATGTACCAGACGCGCTAAGGTTACATCGCAAATATTGTGTACCTTAACAAGGGCTCCTTTTGGAGGCTCTGGTTAAACAGCATCAATGTCGGACTGGGGAGTTGGACATTGTGCTGAATGCTTTTGCATTATTGAGGCCGAACGTAAACCTTCAGAATTGAAGAGATGCGTTCGGCTTCTTCGTTTGTGATATCGTTAGGAATGCCTTTAATCGTTACTGTAACCCCTGATTCAGGTCGAAGAACTACTGGAAGATCATAGGTATGAAGTGCATTAGCCTTGCCTTCGACTTTTGTTGGTTCGCCAGTCAAATCTTTTTCCTCACTGGATTCTTTGTCAATCGGAGTGTATGGGATTTCTTCACCAGACTGGAAAGCTACAAACTTTTTGATTGCACTTTCCATGCGGCTTTTATATGCAGTAATGCTGCTGTCGCTAGGCTTCGGCTCAGTTGCGTTGATGTATCGCTCGGCAAGCTCATTCACATCAAGCTGAGTAACATCACCCATTTCCTCTTCTTGGACTACCGTTAAGAGGCGAGCGGATGAGTTTTTTAAATTTCGAGCGGTGGCCTCCTTCATTATGTTCAGCGACATAAGCTCTTCAAGGAAGTCCTTGAATGCCTGCACGCTAACGTTTGACTTTGCCATTTGCTCTCTCTCTAAGTTATTGACTCAGATCGAGTTTATCCAGGAATTGATTTGCATGCAAGACTCAAGTCTTGAGAATTTCCGTTCAAGATCCACTCTCAATAAAAAAGGCCGCACCTCTGCGACCTTTCATCTCCTAAATCTCTTTTCTCTTACCTAAAGAAACAGCAGGCTGGGTCAGCCCTAACAACTTCAAGTGCATCGGTCAGAGAAAGCTCCGTGCTATACAGGTGTTATTTCATATCTTTTTGCATCCAATAAATTTTCCATCTGTCCAGAGAGCGGATGCACTTGATTCTTGTTGATGGCAGGACGTTTTTTCACCTGCCTCACCCTGCCATACAGGACGCTGCTCACCGATATCTATCGTCCGGTCATTGATGTTATAGACAATATCCAGATCATTACGGATATACTCAGATGGCCTTATGCTTTCAATGAATAGATGAACTTCTTTTTGACCGCTTGATACTCATGGCCATTAAACTCCATCTATCCTCTTTACCCAAACGTCTCTTCAGGCCATTGGCTGGCGATAACTTTCCCCACAACGGAACAACTCTCATTGCATGGGATCATTGGATATTGCGGGTTTAGTGGTTGTAGAAACACCTGACCGCTATCCCTGATCAGTTTCTTGAAGGTAAATTCATCACCACCAAGTCTGGCTATGCAGAAATCGCCGGGCTCAACAGCTTGCTCAGGGTCAACCAGAATTAACATCCCGTCAGGAAAACTAGGTTTGGAACCTGTTGGTGCGGTCATTGAGTTACCTTCAACCTCAAGCCAGAATGCAGAGTCACTGGCTTTTTTGGTTGTGCTTACCAATCTCTCCGCATCACCTTTGGTAAAGGTTCTGAGTTCTGGAGAGAACATCCCAGCCTGAACATGAGAAAAAACAGGGTACTCATATTGTTTTTTAACTGGGGCCGATGAGTATTCGCCAACAGGTGAAAATGTCCCGTCGTGGTTGAATGATATGTTATCAATACCAAGGTATTTAAACACCACACCAATATCACTAAGAGATGGATGACGAGATCCGCGCAACCAGTGTCCAATTCCACCCTGCGTCATACCTAGCTCTTCGGCTAACTTCTCTTGAGTTATGCCGAGCTCTTTCATTCTGGATCTAGCCAGTTCATACCATTTCATTTTCATGTCCTTATTATTACGCTCTGTACTGGAACCATCCATGCACAATGTGTATTTTTACTTGTATTTGAGAAGTACATATTGTATTTTTTATTCGTGGTTACTATGGAGGGCATATGAGCAACCTACGAAAATATCGAGAGTCACTGAATATCTCTCAAACAACACTTGCTAAGGCAGTTGGATGCACACAGGGAGCTATCGGACATTGGGAATCTGGTCGTCGCTTCCCAGACCTTAAAACATGCCGTGCTCTTGTTGCGTGTCTAAACAAGTTAGGCGCAAAAGTAAGTCTTGATGACGTGTTCCCGCCGGAGCACAAAGCCGCTTAATAAGCGGAGCCGCTCTTTGTAACAACGGACATTCGTCCTACGTCGCTGAAAAGCGAGTCCCAAGATATCTGACCAACTAAGGCCATATGCGTTTCCACGCATACCTTTCAACTAACTATTCACTATTGGAAATCTTAAGAAATGGAACGAACAAGTTACAGCAAACTATCACAGCGCGACGTTGATCGCGCAGAAACAGATTTACTCATCAACCTGTCAACGCTTACACAGCGCGGTCTGGCAAAGATGATTGGCTGTCATGAATCGAAGATAAGCAGAACGGACTGGCGGTTTATTGCTTCGGTCTTGTGTGCTTTCGGAATGGCATCAGACATCAGTCCGATTAGCAGGGCTTTTAAGTATGCGCTTGATGAAATCACAAAGAAAAAATCCCCGGCTGCCACCGAGGATTTTAAGCAAATTGATATGCAATTCTGAGGGAATTACTGGATCAATCCACAGGAGTAATTATGACAAAACGTCGTAAGAAATACCAGGAAAAAGAAGAGATTCGACACCCTGATTCACCTGAGGGATTAGTGGTAGCCGCAGCAAATAACAGGGCGTTCGCAGAGCGCCTTGTTGGTGTTTACAGACTAGCCAAAGCAGGAGTGAAACATGGGCGTCGTTAAGTTAGCTGATTACAGGCCTCAACTGGAGGTCGTGGAGCATCGCGTGGCAGATACCGAAGATGGTTTCATGCGCGTTGCTAACGAGATTACCGACAGTCTGCTGATGGCTGATTTAACCGTCCGGCAGTTGAAGGTGATGCTCGCTATCATGCGCAAGACATACGGATTCAATAAGCCGATGGATCGACTCACAAACACGCAGATAGCAGCCATGACAGGTATTCATCACACTCATGTTTGCGCTGCCAAGCGCCAGCTTATTGAGCGTAAATTCCTCATTGCTGATGGCGTGAAAATCGGAGTGAACAAGGTGGTTTCTCAGTGGATTAGCCAGGACAGCTTAACATTAGCTAAAACAGCTAATAAAACATTAGCCAGGTCGGCTAATGGGTATAAGCCAAGTCAGCTAAACACAAAAGACAATATACAAAAGACAATAAATACAAATACCCCCTTACCCCCTAACGGGGATGGCGATGGGCAGGTTAAACCTGAACGTCGCAAGGCAGAACGAATCGACTACGAATCCTTCCTGAACGCCTACAACACCGAAGTCGGTGACAGACTTCCACACGCTGTTGCGGTCAACGAGAAACGAAAACGCCGCCTGAAGAAAATTATCCCGCAACTGAAAACGCCAAACGTGGACGGTTTCAGAGCGTATGTCAGGGCGTTTGTGCATCAGGCCAAGCCGTTTTACTTCGGAGACAACGACACGGGCTGGACGGCAGATTTTGATTACCTGCTGAGGGAAGATTCGTTAACGGGAGTTCGGGAAGGGAAGTTTGCAGACAGGGGGATTGCATGAGACAGGATATCGAAGCTAGCGTTATCGGTGGCCTGCTGATTGGTGGATTAACTCCAACCGCCAGTGACGTTCTGGCAACGCTGGAGCCGGAAGCGTTTTCAATTCCGCTCTACCGGAAAGCCTTCGAGGTTATTCGCAAGCAGGCGAGAAACAGAAACCTAATCGATGCGCTGATGGTTGCCGAGGCGTGCGGAGAGGAGCATTTCACGTCAATCCTGATGACCAGCAAAAACTGCCCGAGTGCCGCAAACCTGAAGGGATATGCCGGAATGGTCGCGGATAACTATCACCGCCGTCTGGTGCTGGAAATCATGGATGAAATGCGTGAACCAATCCAAAGCGGAACCATCGACGCATCGAGTCAGGCGATGGATGAACTTGTAAAACGTCTCTCAGCCATCAGAAAGCCCCGTGACGAGGTTAAACCTGTACGGTTAGGGGAAATCATCACTGACTACACTGACACGCTTGACAGGCGTCTGAGGAACGGAGAAGAGTCAGATACCCTGAAGACCGGAATCGAAGAACTTGACGCCATCACCGGAGGGATGAACGCAGAAGACCTGGTGATAATCGCTGCTCGTCCTGGTATGGGGAAAGCAATGGCGCTAAGCGAAGGGATTTTACTTGCAGATGGCACCTGGACTACTCACGGAGAAGTCAAAATTGGCGATCGCATCGCGTCAATAGACGGGCTTCCTTCGGAGGTAATTGGCGTCTTCCCACAAGGGAAGAAATTCACATATTTAGTCACCTTTGAAGACGGACGTAGCGTGAAATGTGCCGACAACCACTTATGGGAAATTTCATCATCAAGATTTACTGGTAAACGCGTTGTTGATACTGATGCGCTGGCTGGGATGCTACAAAAAACACGTTATCAGGGAAGAATAAGAGTGCCATCCTTGACCGGAGACTTTGGTAAAAATATTCCCCTTGATGGTTGGGTTATTGGGGCTCTACTTGGTGACGGTTCGTTGATAAAAGGCATCAAATTCACCAACTCGGAAGAATATGTCCTGAGCCGCATGAGTGATGCAATTGCACCATTGCGACTGGTTAAGGTAGGAGAGAATGATTATTTGATAAGCAACCAAAAAGGCCAGAAGAACCCACTATTGGACAAACTACGTGGCATTGGGGTGATCGGGAAAGGTGCGTCCGAGAAGGAAATCCCAGCAGAAATTTTTAGTGCTAGCAAAGAAATACGTACCGGTGTTTTAACTGGCCTTCTCGAGACAGATGGCTGGGTTGAGAAGTCCGGATGCATCCGCTTTAGTTCATCCAGTCAGAAATTAGCTAAAGGATTAGTAAGGCTTGTTAGATCTTTAGGTGGAACCGCCAAAGAATCCAGCAGGACGGGAATAGTTTACACGTACAAAGGAGAGAAGCACGACGGACTTGATGCACACATGGTCAGCATGAAGTTGCCATCATCTTTGATAGAGCAAATTCACTCACCACGTTTACGCAAAAATCTCGGGATTAACAGGCTTGGCGACGTTGGTGTGGGTATCAAATCGGTTGAAGTTGTTGAGCCAGAAGAGTGTCTCTGCATCATGGTAAGCCATCCTAGCCATCTCTATGTGACAACGGATTACATCGTTACGCACAATACGGAACTGGCGCTGAAGATTGCCGAAGGCGTTGCAAGTCGTGTTATTCCTGGTTCTGACGTCCGGCGCGGGGTATTGATTTTCTCAATGGAAATGAGCGCATTGCAGATTGCAGAGCGAAGCATTGCCAACGCCGGGAGGATGTCGGTTAGCGTACTGCGAAATCCTGCATCGATGGATGACGAAGGCTGGGCACGTGTTGCTAACGGCATGAGTCAGCTTGCAGATTTGGATGTATGGGTAGTCGATGCCTCGCGGTTATCGGTCGAAGAAATACGCTCAATCGCAGAACGGCACAAACAGGAAAATCCAAACCTCTCACTCATCATGGCGGATTATCTTGGCCTGATTGAGAAGCCGAAAGCAGACCGCAACGACCTCGCAATTGCTCACATCTCCGGAAGCCTGAAGGCGATGGCGAAAGACCTGAAAACGCCAGTTATCTCCCTAAGTCAGCTTTCGCGCGATGTTGAGAAGCGACCAAATAAACGCCCGACAAACGCAGATTTGCGTGATTCAGGAAGCATTGAACAGGACGCAGACTCAATCATCATGCTCTATCGGGAAGCGGTATATGACGAGAACAGTAGCGCCGCGCCATTTGCTGAAATCATCGTGACGAAAAACCGTTTTGGCTCACTTGGTACGGTTTACCAGCGGTTCTGTAACGGACACTTTGTTGCATGTGACCAGGATGAAGCCAGACAGATTTGCACAGCATCAAATGCACCTGCTGCGCGTGGCAGACGATATGCACAAGGGGCTGACGTATGAATAAAAAACAATTAGCTATTCTCGAAAAGGCATGGGATGCACAAATATCATGCGCTTTGAAAGAACAGGCACTACCAATAATCCAGACCAAATCGAAAATAGCCAGGCAGTTATGCGATGACGGATTCCTGAACGAAGTTGAGATTACGCACCAGATGGTAACGTTCAAAGGGTATGAGATAAATCATCATGGTATAGCGGCGTATTGCTCCCATCTTCCTGATGACGTTGACATTGATGAAATGGAAAGGGAGATGAAGCAATGACCATCTACATCACTGAGCTAATAGCAGGGTTATCGTTACTAATGGTTCTTACTGTATATATTATTAAGTATATTCTTTATGCGAATAAAAAAACTAATTGATCACGATGAGCTTCTGTCAACATTATCATATGACTCAGAAACAGGAATATTTAAATGGCTAAAAACAAATTCAGTAGTAAGAGTAAAAGGTAGTATTGCTGGAGGTGTTAGTGGTGGTTATATATGCATTAGTATAAATAATGTTTTGTATAAGGCGCATAGACTTGCTTGGTTCTATGTATACAAAAAATGGCCTCCTAAGTTTATTGATCATGTAAATGGGAACAGACTTGACAATAGGATTTCAAACCTAAGACTGGCAACAGAAGAGCAGAATGCAAGAAACATTGTAGGGAATAGATTAAACACATCCGGTGCAATTGGAGTGTCTTGGTATAAGCCAACTGGCAGGTGGAAGTCTTATGTTGGTTATAAAAATAAGACAATATCGTTAGGGTATTTCGATAGCAAAGAAGATGCAGCATTCATAGCAGCACTAGCAAGAAAGAAACTATATGGAACTTATGCGAGTAAAGCACTTAATTGCGAGCATGAGCTTTTATCTCAATTTAATAATGATGAGGATAAACTTGCGGAATATCTTAAGGAAAAATCTAAAAGGACTCGAAAGCGTGTTAAAAACAGATAAAGGCCTGCTGGTAATCGCAGGCCTTTTTATTTGGGGGAGAGTAAATCGTGGCTGAGTTAATTTTCTCTGCATTGAGGATTCTCGGTGCTATGTGGATGGTGGCGACATTCATTGTTGTTGTCAGCAGTTTTGTCCGGTTGGTAGGCGAAGGTAAAGACCTGGTGGGTGTGCTTTTCGGTAGCATTCTCCTGTGGGTGATTATCGGTGTTGCGCCTGTTGCTGTAGCAAAAATGGCGTGGCGTTTTGTTAGTTGAGGTGACGATGAAGCAAATATCACTTCAATAAATCGCTTTTAAGGCATCACAATCGCTCTGTGGTGAGGTAAGCACGTGCAAGGCATGTCGATAGGCAGCGAGAATGAAAAATGCGTCAGAATGCGTTTGAGGAGGTTTTAAGAAATGAGTACGATAGCTGAGCTTGTCAGG